TATGTGGGCAAGTATTCAGCCACTTGTGTGTTGCCGTATGTACCAGCCACAGGTGCGCCGTTGACCAACAAGGTTCCGCCATCCACACGGACGGGTGTGTTTCCAATATAAATGGTGTTGTTTGAAACCCAGAGGTCTCGCCACTGAAATTGTTCACTTCCGAGGCTATAGGTCACATTGGCACTTGGTATTATGTTGCCGTCAAACGCAGATAGATAAGTGGCTACATTGGCGTTGCTATATGTTCCTGTAACACTGGCAATTGCCTGGGCCTGAGCGGCCGCATTGGCCACCAAATCCGTCAGACTTGTTTGTTGTGTGACTGCGTTACTTAAGAGTGTAGTCAGTGTGGTGGCCTGTGTGGCCGCATTTGATGTCAAGGTATCTAACACCATTGCTTGAGTAGTTGCGTTGCCAGTGAGTGTGTCCAAGATGCTGGCCTGTATGGCCGCATTTGATGTCAAACTGGTTATGGCCGCGTTGGCCGCTGTCACATTGGCATTAATGGCATTGATCAACGTGGCCTGTGTGCTAAACGTTAAATTGGCATAGGTTTGAAAAGCACCAACGTTGGCATTGGCAGCCAAGGATTGGCCATTGGTAGCCAACAGGATTCCACCTACTGTGGAGCCGTTATGTGCTCGTACAGTATTCAACCCGGTATCAAAAGTAAGTTCGCCCACCGGACCTGTGTGGGTTGTGCTTTGTATGGTATTACCACGCTTGAGTAAAATATGTCCTACGTTGGCGTATGTGGTCATTATATAACTCCACCATCAAAGATTACTTCCGTGTCATCACTGGCTGAATCTGCGTAGTAGGCAGGTAACACTTGTAAATCCAAAGGTACACCATAATTGTCATCAATATAAACTGGTTGTTCAGTGTTGTCTGATGTGAAGTTGGTTTTAAATGTGAGTTTATAGAATCGTTGTTCTAATGTGTTTATGGTGGCACGATCAATGGTAAATGTGCCTTGACCAGTGGCAATGTTGGCAAAAGTCACAGCATAGGTTTCAATAGTCACTTGATTGGTAGGATCCTGTATGGCTGCTTGCACAGTATAGCCTGTCAGATTGATCTTTTTTTGGTCTTGATTTCGTATGATAACTTGGATAGGATTGTCTACACCTTGGTAGACTTTGATTGGGCGGCTGTACACTTGGCGGTTCCTTGTTGTAAATATTGCGGGGTCGAAAACCTGCACCTCGGCTGTATTTGGGTATAAATATGCTTTGACAGTAATCATTTATTTGCTCGTCTTTAACATATTTATCGGACAACGTGGAAGAACACTACAAGCAACTACTAGCACAGTACCCATTCGTTAGTTATCTTACCTACGGCGGCAATGACTACATTGGCATCATACAAAACTCAGACGAAGTTATAACTACGCTTTACGATTTTGGCCAGATCAAAGATGCCGAGCTCAAGCGAGTGTTCCTAGAACTTGGGGAAACATGGTGGTGGGAAAGCAACAGGCTCATGCCCATCAATGTGTTTTTAAAGCAGAATTGGAGTCAGTTTAGAGTTTGTCTACGTACCATGAACAGCAAGGACGTAGAAATCAAAATGGGCCCTTATGTGAGCTTGAAAGAAATGGCTACCAAGCGTAGCAAACGCAAATCAATTACCTTGATACGCAAAATAGTTTAACTATAGCCGTAACTTAGTTTTTCCGACAGCAAATTCATGTTTACAACCACCAAGTGTGCATAGGCCACAGCATGGCTTTTCTTGAACTGATATCCATCAGCTTCTCGTTCCCACACAGTCCGTGCCACATCCGCCCAAGGCCGACCTATCAAGTGTCGCTTGGCTGGCCGAATCACACTCAAGAACATGGACATCCTGGCCGTGCTGTTGACTGCTTCAGGCATTTGTATCAGGGTACGATAGTGATTGCCAATATGTATGAGTTGAGCACAAAATTCAGGTTCATACAGGAGATCCCAGGCTGGTTCTTGTGCCAACAAATCCTGCAGGTGTTGTTCGTTCTTTATCTGCGTATATAATGACACATTCAAAAAATCCAACTTGGTATACCCACGTGCTTCTGCTGATTCATAATCAATACTGGCTCTGCCGGTGAATGGATCCTGTGGGATCTTGGTCACATATATGCCGGTATTGTGCGGAACCAATTGGCCATCACGAAGAATACTGGCCGGAGTATGCTTGAGTAATCCCAATGCTTGAGTGCGATCACCAAAGTCTATATCAATGTCTGACCCGAACTTCATAGATTAGCCTTGATTAAAATATCTTTGACCCATTCAGTGTCGGCGGTATAATCTCGAAATCGGCGTTGCCAGTGGTCTGGATCTATCCAAGGCATGACTATGCCAATCTGCTCTTCTGTAAGATTGTCCAAAAATTCCACGCCACTGGCACAGTTAAACACAATCCAAGGGCTAACACGGCCGGTTGAAATATGATGACATATCCTGTTACTGTTACCGTATCTAAAATAATCCGTAAAGCCATTTTTGAGTTCGGGGTGGTCGTCTGCATAGTCCTGCATCTCCTTTAAGGCACGTTCAAGTGCATCTTGTACTGCTTCACGTCTAAGGTATTCGTGCAAGTAGGTCACATAAAAATCATCCTTGCACCACTGATCAATTTTTTTGTTATTTTTTAAAAGCCATTCTAGAAACTGTGGTGGATTGATACCACGTATGCCCACCATGTGTCGGCCCCACTTGACAAATGCATTGTAATAGGGACTGGTCACAAAGTCTTGATAACTCTTTAATCGGGCACTACCTTGTGTAATTTCATAAAATCTTAGATAGGCTCGTAGACCCAGTTGCACTCCAGTTTCTTTTTCCTGTTGCCACCTTCGCTTGGGCTCACACAGATGCACTGCCAGGCTTGATTCCTTGCGAAACTCTCGTTCACAGTAACGACACTTATAACTCATTGATCCGATCTACCAGGTACTTTACCAGTATTATAACATCTTCTCCATAGTGATGTCTAGCATTCACAGGCAAATCCTGATCCTGCTCAAAAGATTCGCATCCATTTTGTTCCAGATATTCGTTGCCAATAAATGAAAATGGCACAAATCCTGGACCCAAATCAACTTCCTGGTGATGTCGATCGCAGGTATTAAACACAAGAAACCCGATACCTCGACTGGTCAGGTATCCAGATAATAATCGCAAATCCAAGTACAGTTGTTCTAGATAGGCCGTGCCAATGTCATATCTATATCGGCTTTTTACATAGTCCTCGGTTATTTTGTGCTCCACTGTGCTGTCAAAGTCCGACGCTGTGATAAATGTGGCCTGGAATCCTTGCGAGTTATAACTGACCCACGATCCTTCAACACGATCACGTGGTATGGTTAAAAAAGGACCTTCTTGACGATCATAGAAAGTCAGACCCATGACAACCAAGTCTACAGTATTGCGTTGTATGTGTTCCATTGTGGTGCGTACGATACGGCGATTACTACTACCGGCTCGGGCTATGTTTACGGCTGTGCCACCCAGTAGTTGACCAAACTGATTTTGATAGTGACAGCTGTCCATAAAACTACAGCCATTGATCAAAATGTTCATAACTCTTTCTTGATATCTTTGTCTGCCCAACCCAGTCCTCGAGCATATTCTTTGAGATCATCCTTGGTATTCAATTCGCTCAACAATCGTATTTCATCTTCTTTGAGATGCGGATGCAGGTCTCGCAAAAAGTTCATGCTCTTGTTGTCTGTGGTTTTTTTCTTGGGGGCTATCCACTGATGGAACTGATTGCCCATGCCCGGACTTATGGTGGTGGCCATGAGCCACTGTAGTTTTTTGTGTTGTGCTGTGTTTATATCAAAAAAGTGTTTGTTTAAATTTTCGTTGGTACTCATCAAGTAGTAGGCCTGCAGATCAGCCGTGCCTGACACAGCCGACCCATACCGTATCATCAAATACGGGCTGAACTTTTTCTTTTCTTCATCGGTGAGACTGTCATAGAACCCTCGATTCTTGCGATCCAGGGCCGACATTTCACTCTTGATGCTTAGTTTGTCTTCACTCATCCTGGCTCTTTTGATTGTTGCGTTTCTCTTGTATGGTCAAGTGATCCTTGGTTGTCTTGTTGTGTCTGGGGCTGGCGCACATGGGACAGTTGGGAACACCACAGTCCATGGCATGGTGTTTGGCAAACTTGTGCGGATTTTCCACCGGTATGCCGTGTGTTTTGGCAATCTTGACCTGCTTGGCAATGGCTGCTTCGTCTTTGTGTAGGCGTTTGCTATGTTTGATTCGGTCTTCGTCTCGGCTCATACTGGATGCCACTGTGGTGGCTCTGCCCCTTTCTGTAGTTCGTACAACACTATAACACGTTCAATGGCTTCTTGTAAAGCCGGACTATGCTCGGCCTGTTTCAATATGTCCATCCACTGTGATTCACGATCCACTTTTTTCAAGTGCTCGATCATGTCAAAACTGTAGCCAATCAGCTGCCGATCCAGGGTTCCGGTTTCTCTGGCGTAGACACTTTTGCCACCGTCAGGGCTTTCATAAACATAAGTGGCTCCGGGTTTCAAATTTCCCATGGTGCCTATCCTACCATATTTTTCCATAGTCAATGACTTCACTTTGTCGGCTGATGTCCTTGATAAAGAACGCACACATGGGTTTTTCGCCTTCGGTCAAGGGTATAGCCAACAGTTGTCCAGGTTTTAACTTGGGAAAATACCATTTAACATCTTGATAGATGTCAATGATTTCCACTGGATGAAATTCGGGTCGGAAACTGGTCAAGGGATTAAATGTAAACACGTTAAATCCACGATCGTTGATACTGGTCAATGGCACTACTTCTAGGTCGCCAAAGTCGGGCTCACCAATTAAGATTTGCCAATCTACAGGCATGCGAACAGTATTGTTGCCAATCTTTAACACCAGGGCAGGGCTGTTAAAACTTTCTAAAAAGATCAAAGGTATATAAAAATAATCAGGATCTTTGGGATCACTATTATCCAGTACACAAAATCTTACTTCGTCTATCTCGTCTGGAATTGAATCCATTGAGTAACTGGTGTTATCCAGAGTTAATATTCTCATTGCCAATCGGCCTTCTCTAATGTAAATGGGTAGTTGGCTTCCTTGTAAAAAGCCTTGCGTTTTGTTAGGTGTCGTTTGGCGAACTTGCAGGTGCTGGTGATGTCCCAGATTTGGACGTGATCTTTGTCCTCCGCCTTGCGAATACCACGGCCGATCGATTGTATGACACGAACAAAGGACTTACCAGGCTCAACAAGCACCAGATTAAAAATTCTAGGGATATTAATACCCACAGCAGCAACACCATAGGTAGCAACAATAATCTTATCGCTACTAATCGCAACTTCATCATATTCTTCCTTTCTGTCTGCAGCCTTGGTCGATCCCGACACAAATACTGCATTGTCTAATCTTTCTGCCAGCAATTTACCAGTGGCAATACGATCTATCAACACCAGTGTATTGCCTGTACCGTTGACTCGTGTGACCAAGTCGGCAATGTAATCCAGGCGTTCAGGTGTTTCAACCAGGTATTTGAGTTCGCTTTGGTAGTTGGCATATTCCACATGATCAACTAATTGTACTATGTTCACGTGGCAGTTTGCAAGATGTCCAGCTTCCTGAAGTTCGGACGCACTGAGTCGGCCTACCACATTGCCCAGGCTACAAAATATACTCAAGGCCGCATATTCTTCTTTGGGTATGGTTCCTGTGAGTCCCCATCGTATGGGCACATGAGCAAACACGCCTGTGAGTAGTGTTTTGAGTGCATCGGCCTTGGCCATGTGTACTTCGTCGACCATGACACACACCACTCCTTCGATAAAATCACCTATGGTACATTCGGCTTCGTGATTCTTGGTATTCTTTAGCAATACATTAAGGCTCTGCCAGGTACATATGGTGTGTGTGCGACCCCACTCTTTTCTGTCGCCAAAATACACGCCCACATCCAGATCTAAGTTTTTGTAGTCATCCTCGGTTTGCGTAACTAGACTTTTGTTGGGCACTATAACAATCGATCTACCATAGGGTTCTACACTTCGGCTCATGGCTGCGGTCATGATTGTTTTACCTGCACCAGTGGCAATCTCTTGCACACTCTGCGGATTGGTCAGGAAGTTATTGAGTATTTCTACCTGATAGTCACGTAGCATGATGGGCTCACCGGCTCGTGGATGACTCGCAGGCCAGGTTATGTTAGAAAATGTGTCTTCTGCAATTTGATCAAATGTAAACGTGGTAGAATATTCTCTGGCATCTTCTACTTCTACGTCGTAACCTTGTTCGTCTAGATAAGGCAAGATCTCAGGCAAAAGATTGATATAGGTGCTGCCACCCAATTGGAAGAATGGTACTTTGCCATCCCAGCGTCCCAGACGTACCGCAGGCAAGTATCTGGCGCCGGGTATTTCATACTTGAACTTGGCCACAAGATTTTTGCGTGTGGTCAAATCCAAGCCCTCAATTTTGACATTGACTTCGTCACGTATGATTAATCTAGCTTGCAAACGTCTTTTCCTTTAACATTTTTATTATACACATCTTTGGAGAAATACACAACCTTTTCGGCCGCTTGCAACCACATTTGGCGATCTCCGCCGTACATCATACCAGCACTACTGACCATGATAGGAATGCGTGTGAATTGTCGCTTGGGAATTCTACTGGTGTAAACAATTTTTGTTGTGTCATCTACCACATTGTCTTCGGACTTGTTGTCCAGGTTAACAATTTGTCCAGCAAAGAACCTGTCAAATTCTGCAAGCAAACGTCCACTGAGATCTGGCTCGTAAACAAATATAGGAAAACGGCCGGTCAATTCAGCATATTCAACCAACTCAGGAACCAGATTGACATTGATTGCCGAGTCAATTTTGAGATTACGATTGGTACACAGGCTCCAAAATCTCGTACTGAAATTTTTGATCACATCCGTTTCAATATCTTTGTGAATGGTATATCCCAACACCGGTGCATGATCACACAGAGTAAGAATATTGTCCAAGGCAAAACCGCCCAGATGATTTTGTATGTATTCTGTCATGCTGGCTTCAGCATTGGTAATTGTCAAGGCATGGTTGGCGTATACAAGTTCTATACGATATGGAATTTGTTCAACAGCTAAAACAATATCCATCAGCTGTCGAACGCTGGGGTCAATGTTAAAATTGTGCTGTACTGCAAAAGAATATATCCAGTTCAAGTTCCATTCAGTCAACGCAGCTTCGTGATATCGTGCATCTCGGTTGAACCGGAAACGACCTTTACTTTCTTTGGTCGCGGTTCTCACAATATCTATCAAGGCCACGTCATAAGGGAATTGCAACTTGATAACATCTTTTTCTACCCAGACTCTGGTGCTACGATCTATTTGTCTGATGGGATGACGGTAACTAGGATTACGCACCGAGCTGACATCTATGCCCAATTTACTCAACTGTCGTTCGTATTTTAGTACCAGGTCCGCAGCCAATTTGGCCTGCTTGTCAGTGTAACCTTTGGCCTGACCAATGGTTTGTTCAGCCAAGCTGGGTATGATCTTCATGTCATATCTGGCCAGACTTACAATGGGCTGACCCACTTCAAAAATACTGTAGTTATCTTTGCCATTGGGTAAGCGATAGCCAGCAATAATTTCTATATAGTCTTCCACATGTGGATGTTTGAATATAAGCGCCATAGTGCAATTATAACATATATTTACAGGCAATGCAAATAAAAAAGCCCTGGGTGGTTAAACCCAGGGCAAACCATGATTCAGGAGCTAGAGTAGAACCATGGGCTACAGTCCCGGTAGGACTGTAGTAAACTTGTATTTAAGTCAGGCAGTTTTCATGCAAGTAACTTCTGCCATGGCTTTCCACTTGAGCGGAAAGCTCTTTTTAAGATCAGCAATCTTGATGGCCATACGCAGACTCATTTCACGGAACTTGTTTTTGTTTTCTTCCATGTAAGCAATGATCTCATCTTGCTCACAGGGTTGGAAATCATAACTTTCAAACAGGACTCCGTCCTGTGCAATCTGCTTGATACGCAAGACCTTGTCACGCATGGTATCCAAGGTCAGGTCCAAGTAGTGGCAACGACTTTGCAAGGCATCCAGGTGATCACGCAACTTCTGGCTTTTCATCTTGTCAAACTTCAGGTTGGTGATAAAGATCACGCTACCTTTGAACTCAAAACTGTCAGGAACACCTTCACGACGTAGCATGTGGCTGTCTGACAACCACGAAATCTTACGTTTCTTGCCTGAATCCAAGGCGCCCTTGAGCAGGTTCAAACTGGTATCATCCAACAAGATGCTGTCGCAGTCGTCAAACACCAACATGCAGTTGGCATCTGAATGCTTGTACAGGGCACAATATAGACCCAGAGCCGACGTAGAGCCTTTGACTACCTCGGCACGCAAACGCTTGCCAGAGATCTGATCAAACAAGCAGGCCTTTTCCACGATCTTTTCCACACCAAAACTCTTGCCAACTCCGGGAGGACCCGACACAATCATGGCACGGATGTCACCGGTGGTAGCAGCCGTGGTCATTTCATCCAGAATCTGGAATCGTTGGCGGATACGCTCAATCACGGCTTCATCGGTTTCACCTGTGGTTTCTAAAGCAACAGTTTCGGCCACAGGAGTGTTGCCGGCTTCAACAAATTCCGCTTCACTGACAAATTCATAATCGCTCATGCCTTCTACCTTGACACGGATATCTTCAGGAAAACCTGGAAATTGGTTGCTGTTTTTAACAGTCACATACCCACCTTTGGCGGTGGATTTGTATTGTTCAACCAATTGGAACACGCGACCTGACACGTCAGTGGTACGATATGCACCGGTTCGGATGCGAATAAAACTTGATGACATACTAGCTCCTTTTTTGATTTAATATAGTTATTATACATTTAATCGAATTATTGGTCAACCATATATGTACTGGCTCTTTTTAGCCAGGGCTGTGTGGTATTTTTGCACAAAATCCAGGGCTTCGTTTATCTGTTGATCAGGCACACGATTTTCAAAGTAACCTTGCTGTAGCATTTCCACATAACCCGGGCCGGGGGGCTCATCGGGTATGTTGCCAATCATGTAGTAAGTCATGGTTTCAATTGATTGTAGTCGATGCTGTACCGCGACTGTTTTGCGTTGATAGTAGTTGGGATAACCTTCCAGAGTATCCAAACTGATCAGACAGTCATCAGTGATTTCCCACAGTACGCCGTGAGTGACAAATCCTGGTATGGGCAAAATGTCAGCATGACGAGCAAATCTAAATTGGTGATTGGGCAGGTAGGCCGCACCCAAACATCTGGCGTTGGGACATCGCATGGCCATTTGAGCCAAATTGGTATTCATACCATATGCAAAATATTTCATAATACAATTATATATTAAAGGGATTTATTGGTCAACCGTAGAAATGCTTATAACTCATACCGCCCACATAGATTAGAGTCAGTACTAGATTTGATGTGATCATAAAGACCTCTTTCATTTTAAAACTAACTGCAAGCCATAATCCAGTCTCCAACAGGCACATGACAGCACCTAATGGGTAGAAATCCAAAGAAACACACACAGCGGCAGCAATTGATATTGCTGTGGCACTCCATTTGATTATAAAGTCTTGATCAATCTTCATGTGGTTATTTTAGCATTTGTTGGATTTCAAGTCAAAAGAAAGCCCACCGAAGTGGGCTGTCTATTACATCATGTTGGGCATTGACGGCTGTGGATTATTGGGATCTTTTGGCAGATCAAAAATTGCACAGTCAGTGGTCAGCAACAAGCCTGCAACACTGGCCGCATTGACCAAGGCTGTTTTGGCCACCTTGGTTGGATCAATAACACCAGCTGCCAACATGTCCACATACTGCTCAGTGGCTGCATTGTAACCAAAGTTACCAGTGCCCAGCTCCACACGATTCAGCACTACGTCGGCTGATTCACCGGCATTGCTCACGATACAACGTAGAGGTTCTTCCATGGCACGCAACACAATGTTGATACCGGCTTGTTGGTCGGCATTGTCGCCTTTGAGTCCGCTGATGGCCTGTTTGGCACGAACCAAAGCAACACCACCGCCTGGTACAATGCCTTCTTGTACTGCAGCCTTGGTAGCATGTAGGGCATCATCAATACGATCTTTCTTTTCTTTGACTTCCATCTCTGTGGCTCCACCGACCTTGATCACTGCAACACCGCCAGCCAATTTGGCCACACGCTCTTGTAATTTTTCACGATCATAGTCTGACGTGGCTTCTTCGGCCTGTACACGAATAGCCGCTACTCGTGCCTTGATTCTGTCAGCATCGCCGGCACCGTCAATGATGATGGTGTTTTCTTTGCTGATTTCTACACGACCGGCCATGCCCAGATCTTCGGCAGTGACTTTGTCCAAAGTATAACCCAGTTCTTCGGCAATGACTTTACCACCTGTCAAGATAGCCAAGTCTTCCAGCATGGCTTTGCGGCGATCACCAAAGCCAGGTGCCTTGATGGCACAGGTTTTGACAGTGCCACGCATGTTGTTTACTACCAGAGTGGCCAAGGCTTCACCTTCAACATCTTCTGCAACAATAAGCAGGGGCTTGCCGGCTTTGGCAACTTGTTCCAATACAGGAATCATGTCACGGATGTTGGTGATCTTTTTATCAAACAACAAGATAAACGGATTGTCCAGTTCGACTGTTTGCTTGTCTTGATTGTTGATAAAATATGGACTGAGATAGCCACGGTCAAACTGCATGCCTTCCACCACATCTAATTCGTCTTGTAGACTCTTGCCATTTTCCACGGTGATTACGCCTTCCTTGCCCACCTTGGACATGGCATCAGCGATCATCTTACCAATGCCATGATCGCTGTTGGCACTGATTGTGCCCACTTGTGCAATTTCTTCATCGGTTTCGCAAGGTTTGCTGATCTTGGCCAAGGCTTCAACTGCAGCTGTGGCAGCACGATCAATACCACGTTTGAGATCCATTGGATTGTGTCCGGCAGTCACATACTTCATTCCTTCCTTGACAATGCTCTGAGCCAACACTGTGGCTGTAGTTGTGCCATCACCGGCGTCATCCGCAGTCTTGGAGGCAACTTCTTTGACCATTTGAGCACCCATATTTTGCAGTTTGTCTTTGAGTTCAATTTCTTTTGCAACTGTAACGCCGTCCTTGGTCACTGCCGGACCACCAAAACTGCGTTCAATTACCACGTTACGGCCTTTGGGGCCTAGTGTGACCTTGACAGCATTGGCCAGGATGTTGACACCCTCAACCATCTTGCTACGTGAGTCATTACCAAAATACACTTCTTTTGCAGCCATTTTTATTCTCCTTGAATAACAGCGAGGATATCTTCCTCTTTTAAAATTAATAATTCTTCACCGTCGACTTTGACAGTCTGGCCGGCAAATTTACCAAATAAGACTCGGTCGTTGACCGCAACATCAAGAGCAACTACTTGCCCTTCCTTGTCACGCTTTCCAGGTCCAACAGCAAGTACTCGTCCTTGATCGGCTTTCTCTGTGGCTGCATCTGGGATAAAGATGCCGCCCTTGGTTACAGATTCGCTGTCAACCCGGCGAACTACCACCCTATCAGATAGCGGTTTTAGATTCATCATGATCTCCTTTAAAAAATGATTAATTCAGTTTGTTATTATACTACAGAAATGTGGCATTGTCAACAACTACCACAAAAATATTTACCTGTTAAAAATACTGGGCATTGTTTCTTGGGAAGAAACACTCGTTGTTTTGCAAAGGTTTAATTTTGATTGTTTCTAACACAGTTTGCTTGCCCAGGCCCATGGCCAAACTGTATACAAAGTTTTGGTTGGCCATAATCAAATTAGCACCAGCCACAATGTTGGCCAGTTCTAAAAAGTTGGCAACTGGGTGATATGGAATGGCAACTCCGGTTATCCGTACAAAATCCTCATGCTCTTCTTTGGTGCCTACAAAAATACCCAGGCGATCCAACACACCATCTTGGGCCATTTTTTTCCAAACAGAGTCGGCAGCAGGATCGCGATAACGAAAGGTACGGCTTACTACCATGGGCTTGATAGTGACCGGATCTGCTTCTAGCCAAGGAGTATCATAATCGGCCATGACAAAGGGCAAACCAAATGCTATGTGGTATGCTTGTACGTAGTTGCCTTCAAACCCACGGAACAAGGTGCCGCGGAACCGGTCCAGGTCCACCGCAGGTTCAGCATCGCCTTGACGCCAGGTGCCCACCGCTTCGATATAACTTTGACGTTTGAGCAGGGGCTTTAACCATTCAAAGTCCTGTTCTGTGAATCTGCCTTTGTGTGCTGGATCTACTTCGTCGGGACGATATCCGTATTGGCTTACGCAATTTTCAATGTTATTCAAGGCAACTAAAAATTGCCCGGGTTCCATTTTCTTCACAACGCTTAGGCTGTAGATAAGATCGCCTAGAGTACCTGAGTGTCTGTATGTTTTCATAATTGTTTCAATATAGTGTCAGCAATGCGTTTGGTGTCCCACAGGCGATTACAACGATAATCACCGTGTTGGCAGACCACCTGTCGTACTGGCCTTTGTTGTTTTGTGTTGCAACCTACACAATCTATATCGGCCTGTATGGCTGTCCAGTTCCAGGTAGGATCTAATTTCCTAATAGGCATGATATTTTTAGGTGGATTGTGTGTGAGTAGACCGATCACATGAGTCTGTGAAGCTCCGGCGATTTGAAACGGTCCTGAATCTATGCCCACAAAACATCTGGCATGATCCAACAGATATTTGAGTTGTTGTGGTGTATATTTGGCATTGGCATTGAATATCAGCGGATGTTCTAGACTGTAATCAGTAGGGCCACCCACAGTCACAATCTTTACATCTGTGCGTTGCTCGAATACCCGTGCAAATATATCAGCCCATACATCAACGTCAATGTTTTTTAAGGGCCAATGCCACTGGCGCATGTGTACAGCAAAAAATGGACCGGCGATTTGATTTAAATCTGCATCAACAATGTCACGATCATTATCGTCAGGATGTAGATCCACAGCATGATTGAGATTATTAGATCCAAACGCACGGTAAAACATGCTGTCCACAAAATGATTGTCGGGGTTTAATTCATAGCTGTCGTCTAGATTGATGACAATTTCATAATCGGCCGAGTTGACTTCGCCCCAGTTACGCAACTCTGCTATGTAAGGATTATTTTTGTACACCAATGGAAATTCTGTTTCCACTGTGATAGCACAGTTTCCTTCATATCGGCGATGTAATTCTCTGACCACGCCTGTGCTCATGACCACATCGCCCAATGCGGCACGTCGTTTCACTAGAATGGTTATGGGTGTTTCAATTTTCACTGGTGTGATCTTTCTTGATTTCTCTGACTGTGTCGCCGAGTTTTTCCGCCATGCTATTTTTGTATTGCACTCGACAATTGTTTATGTCTCTGATTTCCAATGCTCTGCGGCCTATTTCTGCCAGGTCTACCCCATCCACTCGGCACTTCTTAAAATCATCTTCCAAATTCCAAATTTGTCTGTGTATGCTTTCCAATTGTTCTAGTTCATCTTTTATAAGACTCTGATTTAATTTTGCGATTTGTTTGGTATAAAACGCCAACTCGGCCTCATTGGCTCCCGCAGTTTTTTCGTATTTTACACGAGCAATGGTGTATCGGTCAACCAGTTCAATCACGGGAAACTCAAATTCTGTCTTCATTGAAATCTATTTTTAATTCTGGAAAATATCTCATGAACGCATCACCTGGTTGGTCACGGACCGAACGTATTTTTTGTGTAATTTCTTTGTAAAAATTCCAAGCCAAGGGTATGAACAACACTGGTTCATCTGACGGTATGCGGCTTATGTATTCACTGCTGACCACAGGTATTTGTGTACCCGGGCAATAAAGCCCTTGTTTGAGAGGATTGTCGTCTATCACAGCATCTAAAACAACTCCCGACGCATTCAGTAAAGTCATACCCTTGGCCGCGGCTCCGTATCCTATCACATGCTTGAACAGACCAAAGCCGCGAAACTCCTGTATTTGATCGGCCAGACGAGTCAGTAAATCTTTGACTCTGTTGTTCCAGTCATGATAAGTCTGTGCTGTCTGCAAACCTGCGGCCTGTTCCAGGGCCAAGATATTTTGAATTTTGCAAGGACTTGTGGGTTGCTTGGCCAAGACAAATATGTAGCTGGTTCCGTGTATGGGAGTCTTGACCACATCAACAAGATGCAGGCCAGCACGTTCAGCCAGGCACTTCATTGAGTAGGCATTATAGTAGCTGATATGCTCATGATATATGGTATCAAATTCACCATTGAGCACCATGTCAGCCTGGCTGGTACTGATAAAAATTTTGCCATCTGATCTGAGATACTTGGCAGCCAGTTGTAGATAACTCACAGGATCGGGAATGTGAGCAAATGCATTTTGTGTGGTTATGACCTGGAACTCTTCACGGCCCAGTTCGGCGGCTGTGGTTTCGTCCCAGAAGCCACATACCACCTGATGCCGGGCACTCGACGCAGCATGTAAATTTTCTGCTGGATCCATACCCCAGGTACGGAACTGTGCTCTACGGAATGCATCCAATTGACTGCCATCATTGCAACCAATGTCTAATACTGTATCTACCCAATATGAAAATTGTTCTCTTACAAATTTAGCATACCAATCCATGTAATCCAACAAGGTTTGACTGGTTC